AGTTGAGCTAAAAGGAGAACGAGATGGCTTTCATTACTGAAAACTCAATTGTAATCAGTTTCGCTGAATTTCAAGATGTAGTTGACAAGGATCAAAGACTCTTTGTCACTAATGAAGGCCTCTCTGACGATATTGTTGAACAACAATTGGTTAGAGCCACTGAACGCATACTCACAAAGTTGCGTGCCAGTGCGTGGTGGAAGACTTATTATGTCAAACGCACAACAAGTTCTTTCACCACCGTTGCTGATATCCCCGCATTGAATGCGACTCGTATTATCGCAAGACAAAACGACTTCACAGACTTATGCGTCTATACTGCATTAGCAGACTTTATCCTGCCAGCCATTGCTGACTTTGGTAAGGAAGATAATGCTGAAAGACAAAAGATGGGATATTATACTCTTAAAGCAGAAAATCTCTACGGTGAGTTAATCACTGCTGGAGATTGGTATGACTTTGACAATTCTGGAGCCATAGGTTCCACAGAAAAGGATCCAGGTTTTTATAACCTGAAGAGAGTAAGATGAGACAAGAAGTTATTGATTATTGTCAATCAATCAGCCTAGGCAGTTTCACTGTTAGCAGTGAGATACCTTTTGATGATAGTGGAGTTCCACTTTATCTAAAGAATGCCAAGCGTATCTATGTGGATCTTCCACAGTATGCCACAGACAGATTGGTGTCAGCACTTGATGGACTTACTGTCAGCAACGAGCTTGCCACTGTCAGAGTAGTTTTTTCTGCAGACGCTAAATCATTACCAGCAAACTATGAAACCCTCGTATCTGATTTGAGATTGGCTAGAGATATCACACTTGATGGCGTTTATCGCCGTGAAGTAGATGTTAAAACTGATTTTGAACAGGATATGTTGGTGACAGAGTTAGAATTGAGATTCACTAAACTAACATAAGGAGCCAAACATGGCATATATCAACCCAGCACCAGGGACAGCAAACCAAGTGGTTTTAACCATTGAAGTTGCTTCAAGCGATAGCGATATCACACAGTCATCACCATTGACTGTACCTGCCCTACAGGACATCACTATCAATGCATCTAACGATGTATTCACATGGAGTCAATTAGATTCCACAGCAAAGAAACAAGTGGCAACAACTTCTACCAACTCAATCAGTATGAATTGCGTAGTTGATGATGCAACATTCTTTGGAACAACTCTAGCATCAGTTATCACTGACACTATTGCCGCACAGGGCCTAATGGGCGCCAGCCGCAACAAGACTTTAATCAACTTCTCATTGAAGTTCATTGAAGCCACTGCGGACCGCTACATCAAAGGCGTAGGCTATATCACTGGTTTAGCACCAACGGTATCAGCAGACAGCCCAGTGTGGGTCACACCAATTACTATCACAGTATCTGGTGAGTACACAGTTTCAGCAACAGCCTAATAGTTGTTTTGAGCATGATTGGGGGCTTTATTGCCCCCTTTCTCTTGCCGTGAGTTAAATACAATGAGGTAGACAGATGGACTTACTAGATTCAAAGACAGACAAAGCACTGGTAGAAAGCCTACTGCAAGAAATTGCCAAGGCATCAAATGAAATTGCCTGTGCCCGTAAAGACTTAGAGAAAGCCAATAGTAGAATAAGATTCCTACTGGTACTAACACACAAATTGATAGAAAGACAAGGAGACTAACAGATGAAAATCAATCAAATAGCCAGCAAACCCCAACTTATTATGGTGACATTAGACGATGAAGCCACGATTAAAGAATTGGGAGAAAGCCTAGACTTTTGGACTTGGGATAGACAACCCTTAGACAAGTTCATGAAGTTGGCATCAATTAAAAACGACAAACCAGAAGAAATTATTGCAGTAGTCAAGACTCTGATCCTTGATGAAACAGGCAAAGAAGTTATCACAGGCGATGTCATGATCCCCACGCAGATTCTAATTCGTATCATTCAGAAAGTAGTAGAAACGCTGGGAAAGTAATAGGCGAGGAGCCTAATTGGGAAAGTGAAGAGGCCATGATGTTGCTCACTCTCCACAACCTCGCTAAGACATATAAGATGTTGCCTAGTGAAGCCCTGGCAACTGCCACGACATTTGATTTGTATGTACTTGATATCTATCATAGGTATGTTAAATATTCAGAATTAAAGGCACAGGGCAAAGCAGGTAAACAGATATTTGAAAACCCACAGAAGAAGATGCCTACCAAGGCAGAGATGCAAAAGATGTGGAATAGTGTTAAAGCAATGAGCGAGGAGCGAATATGATTAGCGTGGATGTAAGCATACAAGATGATCTCACTAATGAGATTAAAAGAATAAAACAACAGTTGGCAAAGGTTCCTAAAGAATCTGAAGCACAATTTATTGCATTGACGCCTATCCGCAGTGGCAATGCTCGTAGAAACACTAACCTAGTTGGTAATCAAATACAAGCTCACTATCCTTATGCTCAACGATTGGACCAAGGCTATTCTAAGCAGGCTCCAAGAGGTATGACAAAGCCATTTGAACTTTGGTTCAAGGCTCGCATTCGCAAGATAATGGGGAAATAAGCGATGGCTACTAATTTAGATTATAATGTAAATGTCAATGCCACAAACGGCATACAGGCTCTAAACAATTTACAAACCAAAGTCAGTGGACTTGGTTCTGCATTTGGTGGATTGAAAAATGCCATTGCTGGATTGGCACTGGGTTCAATCATACAAAATGTTCTGTCATTTGCTGACGGTATTCAAGACTTGAGTGATGCTACTGGTATTGCCACCAGCACTATTATGGGATTTCAGAAGGCTGTGAGTCTTGCTGGTGGTTCAGCTGATGGTGCTGACAAAGCCATACTGAGATTGACACAAGGAATAGGTGAAGCACGACAAGGTGGTGCGGATCTACAGGTAGCGTTTTCTAAAGTAGGTGTCAGTTTATCAGATTTAAGAACAATGAGTGAACAGCAGATATTATCTGCTACACTAAAAGGACTTGAAGGCATCTCTGACAAGTCAGTTCAAGCGGCATTGAAAGCACAACTGCTAGGCAAAGAGTTCCGTAATGTAGCCACTTCAGGACTTGCTGAAAGTCTAGAAAAGAATGCTCTTGCCTCACAGAAATATGCAGATGAAATTGAGCGTGCTGCCAAACTACAAGATAATCTAGCCACAGCGGCTGGCAAAGTCAAGTTAGCCATATTAGAAATTATTTCCCCAGCCGCTGATTTTATCAACGCTTTGGATCAAGAAAAACTTGCCAAAGCCATTGATGGATTTACAAGACTGGCGGCTGTGATAGTTGTATTCACTGCCTTTGGTAGATTGGTTGCTATTGCTGAAGGACTTGCCATAGGATTTACAGGTGCTGCCGCAGCCGCATCACTATTTGCCATCAATATATTAAAGAACTTTACACTAATAGGTAGAATACTAACAGGTATTGGAGCATTGGTAATTGGCTTTAATACTCTATTCCCTGAAACCAGCAAATCTATTAGTAATGCACTAAGCGAAGCAGTTGATGCCACTAAGGAATTCTTTGGTATACAAAAGGAAGCACCTGACACCACAACAACCACAAACAACAACACAGCCGCAGTTAAAGAAAATACCAAAGCAAACAAAGAGAATGTGGCGTCAGTGGTTGAGATGCCTCAGGCAATTAAAAATCTACAAGAGAACCTTAAAAATACTGTAGGTGAGTATGCCAAGTATAACAAGAATTTACTAGATGGTATCACCCTACAGACTGAATTGATTGGACTTACCAATGAAGAAAGTCGTATCCGTCAAACACAAACAGATATTACTAAGAAAGCCACAGAAGAGATTGATAAATTAAAACAGAAGAAACAGCAACTAAGTGATGCTGAAAAATTATATGGTACTGGCGCACTTATTGACAAGCAGATTGCTGCCATTGAAAAGCAAGCGGCAGTGGATCTCAAAGCCACTGAGCAGGCAATCAAGAATAGTGAAGCCCGTCAAATGGCTCGCAAGGTTGAAGAGTTTGGTATCAAGACACGCATTGATTTAGAAAATCAACTGCAACAGATCCAAGATGATATTGCTAAGTCTACAATGAGTGAGATTGAGCAAAAGTATTATGACATTGAAGCCGCTGCCAAGAAGTCAGCCAAGGCAGCAATTGAAGCAGAAGAAGCTCGTGTTGGACGCAAACTAAACACCGCTGAGGCTCGTGAATACTATGATGCCGCTATCAAGGGTACAGAGGATCTCAAGAGAGCACAAAGAACCCTATACGATCAAAGTCGTTCATTCTCCACAGGTTGGAAGAAAGCATTTAACGATTACGCAGATAATGCTACCAATGCCGCTAAACAAGCAGAACGCATCTTTCAGAAAGCCACACAGGGCCTAGAAGATATGATTGTGAATTTTGCCAAGACTGGTAAGTTTGAGTGGAAAGGCTTTGTCAGCATGATGCTTGAAGAACTACTACGCAGTCAAATCCAACAGACATTTGCCACTATTATGGGCGGTATGAAAGGCGCTATGGGTGGTGGCGGTGGCGGTGGCGGTGGTGGTTTCCTAGACTCAATAATGGGCGGCATCAGCAGTCTCTTTGGAGGCGGTGGAGGCGGTGGCTCAGGTAGTGGTAAGAGCGCCAGTGATCCTATCTTTGTTTATGACATTGCCGCCGGCGGTGGTGGCGGTGGTGGCCTGGGTGGATTAATGGCCCCTCCTCACCCTGAAGGTGGTGGATTAGGTG